GAAACTGGTCATGGAATTCTATAATTATTCCAGTGAAAAAGCGAAACAAGCTCTATCGATTCTAACCGATGAGCAATTGAAAACCATTGAAGAAAAGCTAAAAACAGGTGGTAAAAGATGACCGTCGAAATGATCTATTATGACTGGAAGCCAGAGTCCATGCTCGAAGTCACACTTCAGGAACCAGATAACTTCCTGAAGATTCGTGAAACTCTGACCCGCATCGGGATCGCATCCAGAAAAGACCGCAAGTTGTATCAGTCCTGCCATATTCTACATAAGCAGGGTAGATACTACATCGTCCATTTCAAAGAACTCTTTGCATTGGACGGCAAAGAAAGCAACATTACATCCAACGATGTCGAGCGTAGAAATACCATCGCTGGATTGTTGCAAGATTGGGGATTGCTGAAGATTGTGGAAGCAACTAAAGCAGACCCAAAAGCATCGCTCTCCCAGATCAAAGTGGTAAGCCACAAAGAGAAGGAAGAGTGGGAATTGGTGCCTAAATATAACATTGGCAAAAAGAAGTAACTCGTCATTTTACATATTGGAGAAATCATGACAGAACAAGCACAGGTCCAAACTGTTAAACTCGAACTGACTGTTGAAGAAGTAAATGCTATCTTGGCATCTCTCGGTAAGCATCCGTTCGAATCTATTTTCCAACTGATTGGTAAGATCCAGTCACAAGGAAATGCACAGTTGCAAGCTGCAGCACCTGCACCAGCAGCTGCACCAGCAGCAGTATAAACAGTACTAAATAGTATTGTCCCATCGGGATGGGAACTAGGCTGGTATCCTAGTCAAATCTACCACTGATGCCTTCGGGGTCAGGTTTTTATAAACTCGCTGAAAAGGAGAACAATATGTTATCAGCAATCAACACATCAATCGACACCATTTCTGGTGCAAAGACTCAATTCGTTAAGACATTCGTCCAAAATGAAGAAGTCGCAAAATCCTTAAACTCTTACATCGATGCTCAGCAATCATTTGCTAAGTCTGTAGTGAAATCTACATCAGATTTCTGGACCACAGTTGGTCAAGCTGCAACTTCATTTGATGCTAAAAAAGCATTTGCTAAGTAATAAGGAGATCAATAATGGTTACTAAATTTATTCCAGAGACATGGGGTGCTCATCTAAAAGACTTTGATAAATTTTTCGTTGGATTCGATGATCAATTCACTCGAATTGCTAAGATGCATGACGATCTAACTAAAAATATTCCTAGTTATCCTCCATACAATATCAAGAAAACTGGTGACAATACTTACCAGATCGAATTGGCTGTTGCTGGTTTCGCTAAACACGAAATCGATATTGTACTTGAAGAAGATAAGTTGATCATCAAGGGTAATACTTCTGAAGATAACGATAGTTATCTTTTCAAAGGAATTGCTAATCGTGCTTTCACTCGTTCATTCGCACTCAATGATCAAATAGAAGTCAAAGATGCAGAACTATTCAATGGTATGCTTAAAGTTTTCTTGGAAAGAATTATTCCAGAGCATAAGAAACCAAAGAAAATCGAAGTGAAGGAAGCAAGTAAGAAACAACTTCTTAACGAACAAAAACAGTTAGAAGTTACTCAGTGAGATTATTATGTCCGTAACATTAAAAAACCTTGAGAGTGCATTGGCTGGCGAATCAATGGCTCATATCAAGTATCGCTATTTCGCTAAGATCGCTCGTGAAGAAGGTTTTGAAGATGTTGCAAAACATTTTGAACACACTGCTGACCAAGAAATCTTACATGCATGGGGTCATCTAGAATTGCTTATTGGCAAACCTTCAACGAAGGAATGTCTTCAGAAAGCAATTGATGGTGAAACATACGAATACACAGAAATGTATCCACAGTTTCAAGCAATTGCTGAATCAGAAGGTAATATTGAAGCAGTTAAAGAAGCTGAAGGTCAAATTGTAGAGAGCAAAGAACATGCTCGTCAATTCATTGAAGTTTTGGAAAAAGCAGAAAAGCGTTTCAATGCTTTGAAGAAAGTTGAAGAGCGTCATGCTAATGCTTATAAACAAGTGATGGAGAATCTATAATGAGTGAAACCCATGTATGTGTAATCTGTGGCCATGAACATGACGAAGAATTAGAGGGTGTGTGGAATACATTACCTGATGATTTTGTTTGTCCAGAATGTGGTTGTGGTAAAGAAGATTACGAAGTCATCTAATAGTTTTTGTCATACGATATAGGGAGACTTCGGTCTCCCTAAATAATTGTATGATGAAAGCAAGAATAACAACAAACCT